ATCTCCTCCGCGCGGCTGCCGCCTTCGCCGGAGGCGCTGCTCGCCTGGCGAGCCGCGTCGTCCAACTGCTTCATCTGCGCTGTCGCGGCGACGGTGATGGACGCAAGTTCGGTGAGCGCCTGCCCATACTGGCGCGAGGTGGCGGCGAGCCCCTGCAGCGACAGCTCGACGCCGGCCAGCCCCGCCAGTTTTCCCGCCAGGCCGCCAAGCGTGCCGCCGATGCGTTGATACGACTCGTCGGTCTTCTTCGCGTCCTGCTGAGCCTGGCGGTTAAATTTGGCGGATTGTTCCCCGGCGGTACGGTAAGCCGCCGTCAGTTTGTTTTTAAAGTTGGTGTCATTCAGTTGCAACCCGACGACCAACTGTGCGGTATCAGCCATTTCCCAGCACTCGCATAACGTCAGCACACTGCATATCAATACTGCTTTGCGCGGGCTGACCGGATTGATGAACGGGGGCACTCTCCGCCGCATCGGCCGTCATGCCTTGCAGTTTGAAGTATGCCCGCCAGTGATTCAGGATGTGCGCCGGCAGCGCGGCGATCTTGCGAGGATCCGACTCACCCCAGCGATCGGCCAGTTGGAACACCAACATCAGCCAGGGCGAGTCAGTCAGTTTTTTTCCGCTTCCTCCAGGCTGCCGATCGCATGGCGCTTAACGGCGCCGATGGCTTCGACCAGCGTCGGGTTGTCGTGCGCCGCCAGCAGATCTTCAACGCTCGGCAAGGCGCCGGCCGGGATGCGTTTGCCGTCCGGCGTCATCAGGCAAGACAGCAGCAGCTGCACGTTGAGCTGTGCGGCTTTGTTCATATCACCGCTGTCGATGGCGGCCTTCATGCCGTCTTCGTTTTCCTGCAGTTCCGCCGCTTTCAGGCGGCGGATAAAGGCTTTGGCGCCAAAGATCTGCGTTTCGATCACGTGGTCGTCGGATTTCAGCAGCGCCGCTTTCAGCGCTTTCAGATCGTATTTCTCAGTCATCGGTTTTTCCTTGTTCATATAATGTGCTCTGCATGAAGAAAATTGCCGCAGGCCACATGGCCCGCGGCGGAAGCGATCGCGTCGAGCGCCCTCAGGCGTTAAGCCAGCGCGCTCGTCGGTTCGTCACACCTTCGGGGTAACCGAGCCCCAGGTGTTGCTGTTTTGCTTGCCCTGAACGGTAATCTGAATGACTTCGCTCGCCGGGGCGGTGATCTCATTCATTTTCCAGCCGGACAGCGACAGGATGGAGGTGGAAGTGCGGCCGTTCGGCAGCTCGACGTAAAACTGTACCGTTTCGCGCTTGTCCGCCGCATTCAGCAGCGCCGCGAAATCGGCGTTGGACGGATCGTCGATGAAACCGATGGATTTCTCCGCGCCTTCCGGCAGGTCGGAAATAAACTGCTTGGCGGTATCCAGCAGCGTGGTGCAATCGACAAAACCGCCGGTTTGCCCCATTTCACCCACCGCTTTACAGTTGGTCAGCGCCTTCATGGCCGTGGGCGCAGCCCCAACGGTGCCCCATTTGACGATAGTGCCGGCAGGCAGCATGGCGTATTCTGGCGAAGTTTTATCAGCCATAGTTTTTCTCTCTCTTTTTTGATGAAGGATGGTAGCGGTCGCTACCGGTTTTCGATGCCATAGCGGACGTTAGCCGCCAGGATGCGTAACACTTGGTGCTTATGGTGATCCAGCGCAGGGCGAATAAACGGGGCGGCGGCTTGCGTTGCCGTGCCGTACTCCTGCGCCAGGGCTCGGTGGTAATGCTGTTTACTGGGGCCGACGCGCAACGTCACCGCGTTCCATCCGGTAACGATCGGCGTATCGCGATGCCGGCGCTCAGCGATGGCTCGCTGTTTGGCGCCCCCCGATCGGCACACTGCCGCATCGTGCCAAGGACCGGGGCTAACGCGGCGTGGCCGGCTTCCGGCAGAATGTGGCTGGTGACCTCGCGCCGAATCGTTTCCAACCGGCGAGTCAATTCCGCCATGCCGGAAACCTTCATGGCGATCACACCGCCACCTCGGAATGCGTGATGAGGTAATCGCGCGCCATCCGATACTGAACGCGGTCATCCGCCAGGGGCGTGGCGCTCTGCAGAAGGGTGCTGCGCGCGACAGCCTGTACCGGCCATTGGCCGATATGGCCATGCCGAACCCCTTCCCAGGCATTCAAAACCGCCTTATCCAGAGCGATCAGCCGGGAGTAATCGTCGATCACGTACAGCACGATCTGAAAACGGCTCTGCACCAGCGAGCTGTCAACCAGACCGGTGTTCACTTTCAGATCGCTGATCTTCTGATAGGTCACGCCTTCTTGCTGCGGATCCGGCAAGATCAGCGGGTAAGCCGCCAGATGGGTTAGCGCGGCCAGCGAGCGTTGGATTTCATCTTCAATCATTTGGGCAAGATCTCCGTCGTTTTGAGGGGGGAATCGTTGTGCAGACGCATTCGGGCATCAGGACAGGAACAGCGTGCGTTCCGCCGCGCGCCGGGCAACCAACCCATCGAGCCGCACGCCGCCCGCATTGACCCATCGACCGAACTGGTCGGCCGCTCCCTGCCGATCGCCGGCGTTCAACCGGCGCAGCAGCGTCGAGTTCTCCAGCGCGCGCAGGCCCAGGTTATAGGCAAAGCTCACCAGCGCATCGAACTGCCCCTGCGTGATCGTCACCGCCACCCGCCGTTCGACGCCCTGTTCGAATTGGGCGATACCGCACAGCAGCAAACGCTCGGCCGTTGCGGCATCGATCGCCATGCCGGCACCCACTTTTCGTCCTGCGACCGGCTGGGTCCAACCGTAACCGATGGTCCAAACGCCGACCGAGTCCTGATAAGCCTGCAATCGCAAACCTTCGAAACGCTTGATCAGCGCCATGCCATCGTCACTTATCTTCATGGTTTCCTCCTGACGCTTTATTGAGAAATCGGCGTTCCAATGCCTTGATCAGCGATGCTCCCGACCACCCCGCCATGCCGCATACGCCGCCCATCACCTCCGAAGGCCAGTCGTAATGCAGCGCAATCATCACCATGGTCAAACCGGCGAAAATAGAAACGAACAGCTGCAAGAACAGCGTCCTCCAGCTAAAGGTTTCGCCGTTCAAGACCTTGAAGGAATAGCTGGCGATCGCCCCCAGCAACGTCATGCCGAAAGCAAGCAGCATTGAAAGAATGTTTGGTTCATTTTTCCAAGGCATAATCATCACCCTCCCCTTGCCGGGGCATAGCCCGATCTTCGGGAGTCATGGAAAAGAGCCGCTAAATGCGGCACTTCTCCCCGTCATTCCTGTTCCATTTAAAAAGCGGCCATTTACGCTGTTGAAAATGGCTTATTCGCTCTGCTGAGCCTGGGCAGATAAATAAGATTGCGCTGTTTTATAAAGAAGAGGGATTAGCCTCCCGTCGTGGTCATTCAACGACAGTCATTATTCAGTGAGTGATTGACCGTTTTGACAAGGAGGCTAAAAATGAAAAACCCCGCCGGAGCGAGGTTTATCTATCGTGCGGCGGCGCCGGCAACAATTCAGTTTTATCAGATTACCGGCTTATTTGCGTACGCGTGAGTCTTTTATGATAAAAAATAAAACCCCGCCGGGGCGAGGTTTATCTATCGTGCGGCGGCGCCGGCAACGACTCAGTTTTATCATATTACCGGCTTATTTGCGTACGCGAGAGTCTTTTATGATAAAAAAAATAAAACCCCGCCGGAGCGAGGTTTATCTATCGTGCGGCGGCGCCGGCAACGACTCAGTTTTAGCAGATTACCGTCTTATTTGCGTACGCGTGAGTCTTTTATGATAAAAAAATAAAACCCCGCCGGAGCGAGGTTTATCTATCGTGCGGCGGCGCCGGCAACGACTCAGTTTTATCATATTACCGGCTTATTTGCGTACGCGTGAGCTTTTTTTAATTATGGCGACGCGCAAGATATTTTACTCGCCCTTATTATTCCTTATATCATTAGGAGGCGAAAAATAAGCCCTCTTCAATTTCAACGGCAGCCTTTTCAGCGATCCATACTCAACGTTATATCCAGCATCGCCAGGCATCCACCGATAAATCCCTCCGCCGTTTGCATCTCTTTACGTATCGTACCGTCTGAACATTTCCTTTTCAGGGCAATCTTGCGCAGAGATATGCCATAAACATGGTGGGCAATGATGAGATCGAACTCTTCGGGTTTGTATTTCTTCAATCTGCCCACGCAACCGTCGATCACCAGGCCGTCATCATCGCAGCAGGAGAGCTCGCCATTCGATTTATAGGACAACAGCCCTTTGAATCCGGCGGCAATGGGGGAATAATCAATGCCGCTGTTATCCCTGGCCCATACGCCCCATCGCTCCAACACTTCATTCATATCTCTCATGCTTCCACCTCCTTTGGGCGTTTGCCACATCGCCAGGGCTCCATGTCGCTTACCGACGTCGGTCGAGCCGTTGTGCTGCTCGGCGTGCTCGCCGAGGAATGCCGCACCAAATACTGTATAAATAAACAGTATCAAGTATACCCAGAGGTATCTTTTTTTCAATAGCGAAAAGCCATTTACCTGCAGCTAAATTTAGGTACGATGGCCTCATGAAAAACGAGCAAAAATTGCACCTGCAGGAGATGCGGCGAGAGCGCCTGATCATCCTGATCGACAACCTCGGCGTCGGAGGCCAAAAGCGCCTTGCCGAGGCGCTCGGCATTGCAGCTGACTATGTCTCTCGCCTGCTCTACCCGTCGGGCAAGAAAGGAAAAAAAGGCATCAGTGGCGATATGGCGCGAAGGATTGAACAGTACTTCGCCGTGCAAATCGGCTGGCTGGACGGCCTGGAGCAAACCGGGCTACGCCCCGCCAGGAAGAAGGCCGCGCAGGCCCCGGGTAAAACGCTGCCGCTGTTGGCGTGGACACTGCCGTTGTCTCACGAACAGCTGAACAAAGGGACGGCCGTCCACTACCCGGCGATGGTGCAGTGCAGCGTTCAGGCCTACTGGCTGCCCGTGCGGGATGACACGATGAGTGGCTCTACCGGCGCCAATTACCCGAAGGGCGCCTTGATACTTGTCGAACCCACTGCGGCCGGCATAACCGAGCTCGTCTCCGGCGACAAGGTGATAGCGAAACGCTGCGACAATGCTGAGCTCACCTTTAGAAAGTATGTTGAGGAAGCAGGGCATCGATGGCTTAAGGGGAGCATGCCGGACTGCCCGGCGCTGAATGCCGATGAGTACGCGATTATCGGAGTGGTGCTTGGCGCCTGGCTGCCCTAGCCCCGTACACGCCGCGTTGGGAACGGCATAAAGCAAAAAACCGCCAACCTTGCGGCTGGCGGTTTTCTTGGCACTCAGGGTGCCGGTACTGCTTTATCATGGTGCCGGCTACCGGAATCGAACTGGTGACCTACTGATTACAAGTCAGTTGCTCTACCTACTGAGCTAAGCCGGCTGAATTTGGCGGAAGGACAGAGATTCGAACTCTGGGAGCTGTTACACTCGACGGTTTTCAAGACCGTTGCCTTAAACCACTCGGCCATCCTTCCAATGGGCGCTGATATTAGCGATACCGTTATGAAATGTCTATCGTTTTCATGCAAAAAAATGGCACAACCGGTGCAGTTGCCTAAACTTCAGGCCTTAAACGCTTAAAAAATGAAAAGCCCGGCTTGCCGTAATGCTGATCAGTTAAGGATCGGTTGACCGATCCTTAATCTGCGGCACTATAACGGCTCCACAACAGGGAGCCGTTCTCATATGCCACTTCTCAACGACTTACTGGATTTCAGCGA